GAAGAAGAAATGGATGAATTTGCATATTTCATGGAATATGTAAATAAAGTTGCATTACCTAAACACGGTGATGACGGTGCGAACAAAAAAAGTGTTTTGAACAAATCAAAATACAATGACATGGGCGGTACTGTTAGCAACTTAGTTCAAGGCGCAGAAGCTGATAAAAAAGGTACAAAAGGTGGTTTATTAAACCCATCTACACAAGACCTTAAATCTGGTAACGTAAATGTTCCAGGAAACAGCAAAGCACCAAAATTAAGTAATGTTTCAAAAGGCCATGGTGCTGAAAAGAAAGGTACTGGTGAACAATCAGTAAACGATAAAAGTTTAATCAAAGGACGATAAAACGATGATATATCTTCGAGAAAATTTGAGTTTTAATGAAGCTCATATGATAGTCGAGTCTGATGACAGAGAAGGTAAAAACTTGTATATGAGTGGTATTTGTATACAAGGTGGCATACGTAATGCAAATCAGCGTGTATATCCTGTTAATGAGATTAGCAAGGCTGTTAAAACTCTTAATGACCAGATACAAAATGGCTATTCAGTTCTTGGAGAAGTTGATCATCCTGATGATTTAAAAATAAATTTGGACCGTGTATCTCATATGATTGTAAATATGTGGATGGACGGTCCTAATGGATATGGTAAGTTAAAAATTTTACCAACCCCAATGGGACAACTAATTAAAACGATGCTAGAAAGTGGAGTTAAATTAGGAGTTTCTTCAAGAGGATCTGGAAACGTCAGTGGTGACGGAAATAATGAAGTATCAGATTTTGAAATTATCACAGTAGATATGGTGGCACAGCCATCAGCCCCAGGTGCGTATCCTACACCAATTTATGAACACTTAATGAATACTCGTGGTGGTTATAATGCCTTTCGCATAGCGCAAGAGGTGAAGGGCGACCCTATGGCACAAAAATACCTTAAAGAGAGCTTATTAAATGTAATAAGCAACCTCAAATAACAGGAGAAATCAAAAATGTTGGATGCATTAAAAACGTTATTTGAAGGCAATGTAATTTCTGAAGAGGTTAAACAGTCAATTGAAGCGGCATGGGAATCTCGTATTACCGAAAATCGCGATCAAGTGACACAACAATTACGTGAAGAATTCGCACAAAAATATGAACATGACAAAGCTACAATGATTGAAGCAGTTGAACGTATGATAACTGATCAATTAAGTAGTGAAATCACAGAATTTGCAGATGATCGTAAGCAATTAGCAGAAATGAAAGTTAAATATGCTAAAAAAATGACTGAAAGTGCTCAAGTAATGAAGCAATTTATTACAACACAATTAGCAACTGAAGTCAAGGAATTGCATGAAGATCAAAAACAAATGGCTGAAAAATTCAGTGTGTTAGAAAACTTTATTGTTGAAGCTTTAGCTCAAGAGATTACTGAGTTTTACAAAGACAAACAAGAATTGACCGAAACAAAAGTTAAACTTCTTCGTGAAGGTCGTCAAGAAATTAAAAAAGTTAAAGAACAATTTGTTCAACGTGCAGCCCAAATGGTTGAAAAAGTGGTTAATGAAGGATTACGTTCAGAAATTACATCACTTAAAGAAGACATCGAAGCAGCTCGTCGCTCAGATTTTGGTCGTAAGTTATTCGAGGCATTTGCTGCAGAATATCAAATGAGCTACTTAAACGAAAAATCAGAAACTGCTAAATTGCTAAAAGTCATAGACATGAAAGATATTGCTATGCAAGAAGCAGCAGAAGCTGTTGTTCAAGCAGAACAATTATTAGAAAGCAAACAAGCAGAAATTCGTGCGTTACAACAAGCGTACACAAGAAAGGAAATCATGGGCGAATTGCTTGCTCCATTAAACACAGAGCAACGTTCAATTATGAGTGAATTATTGGAAAGTGTAAAAACAGAAAAACTTAATGAAGGCTTTGAAAAGTATTTACCAGCTGTAATATCTGGAAGTACCCAAAAAACTAAACAAAAATTAGTTGAAGCTAAAGAAGTAACTGGAAATAAAGTTTCCAAACAACAACATAGCGAAGCAGAGTCAAACATTGTCGAGATACGTAGACTCGCTGGGCTTTAATAATTAAGGAGAATATTAATGTCAGAAATTCTTAATGGCCGTTGGGCAGAAACTAAAGAAGCCCTATTAGAAGGTCTACAAGGTAACAAACAATCAGTAATGGGTGTAATGTTAGAAAACACTCGTAAATATTTAACAGAAAGTGCAACCGCTGGTGCAACTTCTGCAGGTAACGTTGCTACTTTAAACCGTGTAATTTTACCAGTTATTCGTCGTGTTATGCCAACCGTTATTGCTAACGAGTTAGTTGGTGTTCAACCGATGACTGGACCAGTAGGTCAAATTCACACATTACGTGTACGTTATGCAGATAACGCTACTAACGTAACTGCAGGTGAAGAAGCATTATCACCATTCAAAATTGCAGAAGCTTATTCTGGTAATAACAGTTCACCAGCTGGTGCTGCATCTACTGCTGCATTAGAAGGTGTTGCTGGAAAAAGAATGAGCATCCAAATCTTGAAACAAACTGTTGAAGCGAAAACTCGTAAATTGAGTGCTCGTTGGACATTTGAATCAGCACAAGATGCACAAGCTCAACAAGGTATTGACGTTGAAGCAGAAATTATGGCTGCTCTAGCTCAAGAAATCACTGCTGAAATCGACCAAGAAATTATTGGTTCTTTAATCTCATTAGCTGGTACAGCTGTTGAAGAATATAACCAAGCAAATGTTTCTGGTACTGCTACTTTCGTTGGTGACGAACACGCTGCATTGGCTATCCAAATCAACCGTGTTTCTAACTTAATTGCACAACGTACTCGTCGTGGTGCTGGTAACTATGCAGTTGTAAGCCCATTTGCATTAACTATTTTGCAATCTGCTACAACTTCTGCATTTGCTCGTACAACAGAAGGTACTTTCGAAGCTCCAACCAACACAAAATTCGTTGGTACTTTGAACACTGCAATGAAAGTTTATGTTAACACATATGCTCAAGATAGCTCACCAATCTTGATTGGTTACAAAGGTGCTTCTGAATCAGATGCTCCTGCATTCTACTGCCCATACATTCCATTGATGAGCAGTGGTGTTGTTCTTGATCCAACAACTTTTGAACCAGTAGTTAGCTTCATGACCCGTTATGGTTATGTTGAGTTGAACAACACAGCATCATCTTTAGGTAATGCTGCTGACTACTTAGGTTTAGTTGCTATCAACAACGGAAACGTAAAATTCAGC